GAGATCAGGATAATTTTCATCTAGATTTTCTAGTATACGATATTCTGATAACAATTGTTTAGCTGTGGATTCAGACAATACGATATCATTTTTAAGCCAATAATGAATTCTAAATTCTTTCCATTCTTCATAGAATGATTGATCGCGGAACCATATTTTCCAATCAGAAGAACCTTTTGACAGGTTACAATTTTTATCTGCTGGGACTATATTAGTTCGTAAATCTTCACCGCCTTTGCATTTAGCTTTTACGTGATCTAATGTTAGACTTGAATCATCAATAGGAGGTTTACCGCAATAAGCGCAGCAATTATCCCAACTATTTTTGATTGCATCCCTCCATATTTTTTTAGCTTGTCGATGGTTTAATGCTTCCATATTATACAAGTAATCATTGATACGTTGATACATCAAACCAGTTCCTCCAGTCTTTGACAGGAGAAAATGATAACGAACGACATAATTTTATTCAGATATAGACAGAATTAAATCCTGTAATTGATATTAATTGATAGCACGGGTTGAACAGAAGGTCCATAAGTTCGCTCCTATGCATCAATAGCTTCCTAGGATTCCATGCAGTTGATTGATTTAAGGCATCCTAGGGTAGTAATCAATTGGTATAGTGGTACAATCGAGGGTTACTTCACCTGAAGATATTTACGATGCGTTATCTGGCAATACAGATTTCATGTCATGTATTGGGGAGTATAAATTTTTAAATTCTAGTGCATTACAACCTGCCTTTAGTGTTGTCACTCCAAACGTTCCGATACCAAACTTAGAGGGTGCTACTGGTTTAGAGGTAGTAATTCATGATATTGGATCTGTATCAAGAAAAGATTTAATAACTGATAATCCGATTACATTAGTTACATATCAAGTATATTTAATTTTATGGAGTTCAGGTACGGGTACTGAATTAACGGAGGCGATGAAGCATATTGTCCAAACATTTTCTGGAGCACGTAGTTTATTAACTGTACCAATCAATAAGACACCAAATGTTGCTGTTCAGGCATTAGTAGAGATACCTGATAATGCTTTAATTTTACAATAAAATACTTGGAATCCTAATAAATGGATTATACTTGGAATCCTAATAAAATTTATTTGGAATCCTAGTAATAGGCAGGTAGGTACCTGCTGATACTCCTTGTCGTCTCGCACTAGGAAATCCTACCTAGCTAAATCATGGCAAACATTTCAACCGCCTTTGGTTACGACGTTTACATCATCCCGCTGGCTGCTGCTGATGTGGATGCGACTTTTACCGGCATTACTGGTGCTGTTGGCGCTGGCGCTACTAATTTCATCGATACAACCGCTGTGGTCGGCACTGGTGATACTGTTAGCTATAGCAATGGTATCTTTACGGTTGAGACCACTGCTTTTGGCATGGACGGTCTCGATAATCCGGTGAAACTGTATGGTCTTACCAATGCTGCACTGGAGACGGATACCAACTCCGAAGAAGTTGTGACCTATGACACCAATACTGGTGGCTTCAACCTGAGCCTGCCTACCTCCAAGACCTGGAGTGTTTCGCTGGCCGGTGTGGCTGACTTCAAGGATGCTGGTTACCACATTCTCAGACTGACTGAGCAAAATACTGTGAAGGATGCTCTGCGTGTGAAATTCGGCCGTGTAGGCCCCACGGGCACCACTGAAGCCATCTATGGCTATGGCACCCTGTCGGGCTATACCGAGTCGATTGAAGCCGGTTCTATCGTTAGCTGGGAAGCCACTATCGAGGGCTATGGTGCATATGTTATTGACATTGACGCCAACTGATAGCTAAACTGGTTATTATACCAAACACCCTCAGAAATGGGGGTGTTTTTTGTGTGATATTCGGAATTCTAGACCTAGGAATGTCTGGATCTAGTAAATGGCCGGAGATCTGAGTCTGTTTGTTGATTTAAATACGCAGGCAGCGGCCAATCAGGTTGAAAGATTATTTAATGAATTCAGGCTTGGGTCAAAAGAGGCTGGGGAACAGCTCAACAGGGTTTTAGGTGGTTCTGTAGAGAAGAAAGTTAGAATTAGACTTGAGAAAGATACATCTGGCATCAAACAAGTAAAAGCAGAACTTGTTGAATTACAATCAGCGGCTGATGGCATTCTTAGGGCATATCAAAAGGCCAATAAAACTCAGCCTGGTAGTTTAACGAGTCTTCGCCAGCAAGTAAATGAAGCCAGGCAATTCAGGGATGCCCTTGCGCTATTTGGCAGGGAAATAGACATTATAAACAAGAAGCAATTATTTAATTCTAACATAAATCCTGCGTTTGCTGCTGCGAACCAAAATTTACAGCGACTAGAGCAGCAATTAAGAAATCTAGAATTAGCGACAGGCAGTACCTTTGGGAAGCTCAAGGCTTCTCTTGGTGTAGATGAATTCTTAAAATTTGGTAGAGGCATCCAGGATCTTGTTACGATTTTCCAAAGTCTTGGAATTGCCATCAGTGCTATAACTGCACCCATAAATCAAGCAGCTAATTCGTTAGCAAGATTACAGGGTCTGGAGTTAGCGTTTAAGTCAATTGGTGCCGGCAGCGCTGGCGCTAATACAGCATTGCAAGAATCAAGCCGCATCGCTCTAGGTCTTGGTGTTAGTTTAGATACTGTTCGGAATGGTTTCCAGAAATTATCACCAGTTATTTTGAATTCTGGAGGTAATCTGGATGATGTTAGTAATATTCTGGAAGCACTATCCAGTCGATTTGCTGCATTTGGTTTAAATGCAGATGAATCACGTCGTGTTTTAAATGGTGTTATTCAGGCCTTTGCCAAGGGTAAATTACAGGCAGAAGAATTAACACAACAGATATCGGAAGCTGATCCGGCATTTAAAACTGATTTAGCGAAGGCAATATTTGTTGCACAGGATTCTCTGAAAAAGTTTGGCATTGAAACGAATGGCACCGTACAGGATTTAGAGAAGCTTGTAAAGAGTGGTAAGCTTACATCTGAAGTTTTAATCAAGGTATTACCAGGCCTCAGTAAATCATCCCTTCTTTTTGGGAAGCTTGGTGTTTCCGCAAAAAGTGCTATTGAAGCCCTTCGTAGAGGAGACGTTACTATAACACAGGTAAGAACACAACTAGAGAATCTTAATCAGTTATCATTTGAAAGATTAGCTAAAATTTTCGAGCCTGTTATTGGATCATTTATTGCAATTCAAGGTGTAGTAACTGATTTCTTCGATCGTGTTTCGAAGGTTGAGATTATTCAATCACTAGCTAATGTTTTAGCAAAAGTTAGCCAAGCACTTTTAAACTTAACGGAGTTTATTGCAAATGGCATTGAGGGGTTTATCAGATTATTTGATATTATTGGCAAAGTTGCTGGCGTAATCGCAAAATTACTTGGTCCAATTGCTGATTTTGTAAGTGGATTAGCGAATCTTCCTGGTTTACTTGAAGTTATTGGTTTTATTTTAATTGCGAAATTAATCAAACCAGCAAAGGAGGCATTGTCTTCTGTTGTTAGTTTAACAAGGGCAATTAACAATTTTGGACAGACTGGCCAGATAAGGGTTTCCCTTGACGACGATTTATCGAATGGTCTTAGACAATTAGTTTCTGACGCATCAAAAGTTCCGCAGCAAATTGCAGAAAGTACAAGCAAGGGTACTGGATCTTTATTCAAGGCATCAAGTGCTGAAGGTATTGCCAGATTAAATGAATTACGCAACAAGTTTAATGAAGTAAGAAAAGACATTAATGAACCACTAGAGATTGCACCGATCAAGACACCAAAACAACTTGGTATAAGCAAGAAAATAATAGAAGAGGTAAGAGAGTCTCAGGATTCTTTGCAGGGACTTTATCAACAAAGAGCTGAATTACAAAAAAGATTAAGTGATTTAGAGGACCCGAATAAAAATGCAAAAATTGTTGCGGCAGACACCGAGAGGGAACTTGGAGTCGTCATAGCAGAACTTGCTGAAGCGGATCAACTGATTGAGGACATAAAAGATGCTGAGGTAATAGACGGCAAAGCACTTCGAAGAGCGGAAGCGGATGCAGAAAAATTATATAACAAATTTGAACAATTGAGCACGCTAAGGACGCAGCTCAAAGGTGGCCTTATTCCTGATACTGATGAAAGAAAAATCAAAAGGACTATAACTGATATAGCTTCAATAGACAGGCAAATACAAA